AAGGTAAGTCTACCATCTGCACCAAAAGTGCCTTGACTTAGCTTATCAATGTTGTGGATATTAACTGGATATATATTCGGATTTCCTTCAAATGCCCACCAATCATTTAAAGCATCTCTTTGTCTAATACCTTCAGCTTGCGAATACAAAACCGCTCTAGCTGCTGCTCTACTAGCCGCACTAGTATCAGCTTCAATTTGTAAATCATCTCCAGAATGTCCTTCTTTAAAAATTCTATCTGGCAGCATTTCTCTTGCAACAAAATTCCAACCATCAATTAAAAAATCACCGCTTAAAAGATAATTGCCTTCAACTGTTCCAGCAGCGTCTAAAGCTGTAGCTAAAACACCATCTAAATTAAAAGCGGGTTCATTTAAACTTCTATCATAATATTCAGGACTATCGCCACTTACTCTTCTAAACTCTGCTCGTTGAAGTGCTGGAGGCAATACATCATAATATCTTTCAATAGCTACATCAGCATCTGCTGTGTGACTAACTTTGCCTCCATATCTAGGATCAGGCAAACGTTGAAGAGCTGAACCAACCATAAATGTTACAAAAGCTTCTGCATCTGGATCATCACCATAAACGTCATCTCTATAATCTACAGTAGGTCTTAGTTCTTCTCTAACAACACCCCTTCTCCCTCTAGCATCTATTCCACTTTGACCATAACGACTAAATGCCTGAAGATCACTGGCTTCTAAAACAGACCCAATACGAGGATCTACTCTGAAGGGATCTCCTGCGTCCATTCCTTCTACTTCTCCTGCTTCAATAGATGCAAATGCTTCAGTAAATTCAGGACTTATTTCAACACCAGCCAAGTGTGCCGCATGTGCAAGTCGAGGATATAAAGCAGCCTGTACATATGCTAATGCTTCAACGGGTCGCATTTGTGCTGTCTTACCATCTAATGTTACATTAACAAGAGGATGCTTAGAAAAGCCGCCAAAGTCATATACACCTTCAGCATTTTTAGGTACATCAAAACCAAGGTTAACAAGACCATCACCTAATCTTGTAACATAATCAGCACGTTCAATATTAAACTGTTGTAAACGTGCTGCTGGATTTGTGGCTGCAGTTGTAGCGTGACCTCCAGCTGAGGTTCTACTGGTTAATAACGCACCGATAGGTATATTATCTCCAGCTGCATTACGCCGAGCTACAGCCTGTCTTGTTAATGCTTGGCTTGTATCTGTACCATTACTAATATATGATTCTACATTTTGATCGTTAATATCTAATCGCTGTACTGGCACTACTCTTCTATGTTCCTCAAATAATTGAACAGCAATTTGATTTTGTGTTAAGTCTCCAATAGGATTTTCACGTTCAATACCAAATAATTTTTGATCGCCGCTAACAGTAGTTACAAACGCCGCATCCTTTTGATCTTCTCCCTGTCCGGGCATAGGTTCAGCCATTTGAACATTAGCAACAAGAACTTGAATTGTAGGCAAGTGAGGCATCTTAAATGGGTTTCCATCTTTAGACTGTGGGATTAACTCTTCTCTTTTTATACCACCTTTAATGTCTGCTTGTCCTCTAAGTAAATCATCTATGATTGGACTAGGCTGACCTGTAGTTTGCTCCATAATTAATTCAGAAGAAACAATTGCAGATAACATATCAATTTGACCGGCAGCTAATTCTGTATCATATTCTTGAGCAAATGATCGTACTCTATCAAACAACATAGCACTTTCACTAGTGCTTAATTGATATTCACCATAGTTGTCTGGATGAATAACATATTCTTGCATTAAACGAGCATTATTAACTGCTGATGTTGCTAATGATTGTGTAGTATTTAATTTAATATCAATACCAGCTGTAGATAAATCTCCAGTTAAATCAGCAACTGCAGTAGGCACAATAAGCCCACCATCTTCTGCAATCATTGATCTACCCGGAGCTAAATTAGTAGGCATACGAACCATACCAAAGAATTGACCGGGAGTAAGAGATGGATTTCTTCCATCATTTGTTGTTAATGCTAAAGTTCTTACAGCTGCCATCATACTAAGACCAATAGATTGATCACCCACCTCAAAGGTGCGAACAGTACGAGCTAATCCTTCTTCTGCTTCTTTTTTAGCTTCATCAGTATTTTCTGCAGCAAGAGATGAAATTAAAGCATCATAGCTTGTTTGTTCTTCGTCTGTATATTGATAGTCAAGAGCATCCGATGTACCTAAACCTTTGCCTAATGCAAAAAAATATCTTAATTTTTTTCCTACTTCATCGGGCTCAATACGCCTAGTACCAGACACTCTTGCATCTGTAGGATCTTTTCTAAACAAACTTTGTGCAGCAGTATACTCTGCTTGAACAAGTGGATTTTGAAAAGTACCTTCTCGACTAAAAGCTAAACCTTGCAAAATATCCATAGCTCCGTCTCTCATTTCAGGCGTTAATCTATCTAAATCAAAATTAGGAATAATTGTACCCATGACAGACATAGTTAAAGCACCATCTCTTGAGAATCCTAAATCTTTCTCTAAGATTCTTACAAAATCACTTGTTTGGGGTAGGTCTTCTGTCCCAGCTAAAGCACCTGATCTTACCTGTGCTTGTGCTTGCCTATCTTTAGGAGCTTCGATTCCTTTTCTATGTGCTTGAATTTGAGCAGCAGCCACGCCAATATTACGCATGCGATATGCATTTCTTGCTGTAGCCGACTTTCCAGCAACTGCACCTTCTGGAACTGTAAGAATTGCGTTTCTTAATTGATCTCTACTACTAGGATCTAATTTAAAATTAAACACAACACCATCTGGGGTAGTTAATGCATCATTACCAGAATCTAATGCAAGTAATTGTGCAGCCATACTAACAGCTCCCAGTCTACCTACTTGAGTCTTATATTGGGATGGATTAAAACCATATTGAATAAATGACATAGGATCCATTAATAGCCGCAGGTCATCTAAAGTTTCTTGTTCTATACCGGGATTATTTTTTGCAAAATCAGCCAGAGCTTGGGGATCTCCAGTTTTTAACAGCTCTTGAAAATTAGCTAAACCGTTTTGAAGAGATCTACCACTTGGATCAGTATCGCTCAGACCCGGAATTGCTGCCGCAACAAGACTTCCCTGTACGGTATTGGCTGCAGCACCGTTAGGATTAAAAATACCTGCAACTGCATTAGGTGCCGCTTCTCCTACTACAGTAAATAACATATCATTTTTTGCTTGATCTGTTGCATTAGTTGCATTGGGAACATAACCGTGACCTAAACCAAATGTTGTATTAGGATTCCTGATGTAATTGTTTTTGAGTTGTAGTTTTGTAGCAGCATCTGCTTTAGCCTGAGCTGCCTTTGATTGAGCATTTAATCCTCTTCCAACAGCATCTGAAAAATCTTCATAAAGTTTTTCCGCTTCATTCTTTAATGTATTACCCAGTCTTAATAACCGCAAAGATGATGGGCCATCAGCTGTATGACCAAATTCTCTAGCTTTATTAGGACCAATCAAGTCAACCATAAAGTCATAAATCTCTTCATCTGTAATTAAATCTACAATATCAAAAACATCTGGATTGCCATCAATTACAGCCAAATCATTACTTGTTAAAGCAGACCATTGAATACCAGAAGTAGCAATGTAAGTTTGAAATAATTCTGGAATTTTTGTATCACGATCTGCAAGAACAGCTTGATAATTTTGTTCAGTAATAGCACTCTCTCCTGCAGCTGTTACTTCACCAGCAAGTTTTACATTACGATAGTTTTCTCTTAACTGTGTTTGTAAGTTAACAAAATCATCACTACCTAAATAGTTGGCTAAAAATGCATCAGTGCTATCAAGAGGGGTTAAAAAACCTAACTCTGTTAAGACTTCAACCTTTTCTTCTTTAGTTGTAGCAGCTGCTATTCTTTGACGATCTTCTTCCATCATCTGCATATCGTCAATAATATCTCTACTTGAATAGCCATTATTTTTTGCAATATAGTTATCAATACGAGCTTGCTCAAACGCTCTGTTTCTCAAATATCTTTCTTCAGCAATTTCAATATGTGCTTCCGTATAAACGGTTTCATCATCAATATTGACATCAAATCTTCTAGCCATGCTTCTAGCAGCTAATTCTACAAAGTCTTCACCTGTAGGAAATGAGGCTAAACTAATATCAAAGTCAGCAGCATACTGTTGAATAAGTTCTGGATTATCTCCAATTTTTTTCATCATGTCTAAGAAAGCATCTCTGTATAACTCTTCTCTAATCCGTGCTTCTTCAACTTTAACTTCTTTATCAGTAGTCTTGTAATTATTCTTTGTTGCAAAATCTAAAACCAAAGCATCAACATAGGGATCTAACAACTGCAGCTTAGAATCTAAATGTTCAGATGATTTATATTGTTCTGTTTTAGCAGCCAATCCTGCTTTTCTAAACTCTTCAACTTTATTAGAAATTGTGCTTCTAACTCTACGATCCGCTCTATCAATAATATTATCTAATCTTCGATAACGATTTTCAAACTTATCAAAGTAATCATCTAAGAATTGTTGTCGATTAATGGGGCCTGCCGCTGTAGCTGGACCTAAGATTTCTTCATAGACTCCAGCATCAATTAGAGCTTGTTCTAAATCAGCTCTTGTTACATTCATGACAGCATTAGGACCTTGCTCTTCAATCTTTGTTATGTACTCGCTCAGAGCCTCTTCTGCCATATCAAACATGCGTTGATCCATGGATTCAGCTTCACGCTGTTGCATGTTGTATTCTTGTCCTTGGAACCACTCAGCAAAGGTAGATCCCGGTACAGCAAAGTCTTCGTACTTATCTTTCCATTCTTGTAAGTCTTCTGCTCTATTTGGATTATTAATATCATTGGCAGCATTAAAAGCTAGACCAGCTTCATTAATCATATCCCTATCCAAATCACCTTGAACTCTCTCACCAAGTCTAAGCATATTTTGTCTAACATATCTTCTATTATCTTTCATAGAAGTCTTCATTAGATCTCGCAGAATTGTTAACTTATGCGTCCCCGTTCTGCCTTTGTCATCAATCAAAGTAAAATCAGTAGCACCAGCTTGTAATTGTTCTACTAACCTTGTATGCTCCTCGGAACCCAGCTCAATAAAGGTATCTTCACCACCATCACTCAGTGCAACAGGCTGACCTGTCTGAGGATCTATTTTAAGTTTAGGTTGTTTAGTAACAGGATCAAGAATAACATTACCATTAGCATCTTTTTCTACAGCTTGATTCCTAAGAACAACATAGTCCTTGTCCAAAGCATCATCAATTTTTTTCTTATCTCTTTTAACTCTGTCTTGATACACAGCATTGTAAGCTTGTACCCCAGAAGTCATAGCTCCTGCCAAAGATCTTAAAACCTCAAGTCCCCCAGAAGGACCCGGAGTCATATTACCAAAAGAGAGTTGCCCGGGTTGATCTACAATATCTCGTTGTGGTTGAATAAACACATTTCTTTGCTGATTGCCTAGAGTTTGTTCAAACTGTTCTCCCATAACTTGAGCTCTATTGCTATATGGAGAATACGGATTTCGTGGTCGCCCCTGTCTTTGTCTCTTTTCATCTGATCTTGGCATTAGTTACTCCTTATTCTGCTTTCGAGCCAAAGTATGCACCAGCTGCTGAACCAGCGGCACCAATCCAACCAGCAGTAATAGCTGAACCGGGATCACCTGCAGGACTAACTCCTGCAATAAAGTGAGTATTAGCTTGCATATTCATATCTCTTTGATTTAATAAATTTTGATATTGATTGCGAGCATTTTGATCTGCAATCTTTTTTTGTTGTTCTAAATTTCTAAAACTTCTTCTTCGATTAGCAATAGACATACGCATTAATGCAGCAGCTGTACCTACACCACTTGCAATATTCTTACCTTGCATGCCACTTTTAAGTTTAGAGTCAGCGTCAGCAGCCGCATTTGTCAAAGCTCGAAGCGAACCCTGCATACCCTCTAGATTTTGTTGTAGTTGAGATTCAAGTTGTTTAGCTCCGCTGGTTGCAATAGTTCTATTTCTAATTAATCTATTGGCATTTTGTTGATTAATAATATAGTTCTGATTATCAACTTCTAATTGTCTTTGAAATTCTTGTTGTTGGAACGCCATATCTTGACGGGCATATTGTTCTGCTTTGGCATAGCCACCCATAATACTGCCCATAATTTGACCAGCTACTTGCATTCCTACTAGTGTTGCTACCATTAGACTCTCCTTCCCCATTGCATTCTACCAGATCGTCCCACTTTTTTGGGCTGGTTATTTTTATAAATATCATCATGGTGTCTCAAAGCACCAGATAATTTGTCACCAAATAATCCCTCTACTCGTTTATCAGATTGCCACATTTCAATAGTATCCATGTGAGCTTGCTCTTTTCGTTTCCGAATCACATGGTCTACATTGACATGTAGCCGCTCCTCCCAGTACATACACGCCGCCGACAATACATCTACACGGTCATCGTGTGTAAGGCTCCCACGCCGCTCTGTAAGCCGTGTGAGCTGCCTCTGGTTCGTTTCATCCCTTGCGGGCTTTTTATCGAATACAAGCCTGTGCTGGGCCATTGTAGGCTCCAGAGCGGCAAGCATTCTACGCTCTTTCTGTCCCGTCACTCTATATTCCTCAATAGCCACCTGTCCGCAGGCTTCTACAATTACAGGTCTTAACAAAGAATTAAACATAGCATCGCCATAATTGGATTCAATTCTGATATGATTAACCTCATATTCATAGGCTAGCTTAGTAATTTTACGGAGAACAGTTTGATCATAGCCTCCTTCTAAGCCCAATAATTCATGCACAAAAATATAACCATTACTAAAACTAGCAATACATACTCCCGTTTCATCTTTACCTCTACCAGAAGGGTCAATAAACATAATCCTATCTTGATATTCTGTAAACTCATTTGATATCCACATAGGGTCATAGATACAATCTCCTGACATACCAAAAGATGGTATCTTTCTATTAGGAGTAGATGTAGCCCAGATAATTTTTTCAGGGGCTAGCTCTGGACTTAGATCCAAAACAATAAGATCTTGTAACTTAAGAGGATACTTATCTTTATCGGCTAGACTAGTATCTAGTTTATAGTGGAGACTGAAGAGCGTGGGTCCTACCTTTGCTTGACGCTCCATCAGAATCTCCAAACTAAATCTTTCTGGTTGCGTTGGATCTCCAGCTTCAAAGCCTTGCTCAAAGATCCATGGCGAAACATCCTCACACTCAGATTCTACATTCTTATCTGGCATAACAGCAGGGAACTTTACTACTGGGTAGCCTGTTTTTAATTGGTTGTAGATACTATCTTTAATCTGAGGAGTACCTAGAAAGATAACACGCCCACCCACGTTCCGAATTTGTTCTGCTTCCAGACATTTGTTTAATAGTTTTTGCCGAGTAACAGCAGTCTCACAGTTACCTTCAATCTCAACATCGTCAAAGATAAGATACTCTGCGTGCGACCCTGTGATCTGAGCAGTAATACCTTTAGCATAACAGGACTTATCTTGCCCAATACGAGTCCTAGACTCTACGTTAAAACCAAAAGCATTATCCGTTGTATGATCCCCCGGTCTAAGATGTTCACAGTAAGGAACAAGATCTAAAATTCTACGAGTCATACTGATAAACTCTACCGCTTTATTGCCAGTAGCAGACACAACCATAATAGTTGAGTTTTGATCTCTTACAAGAAACCAAGAAGCTAGACAGGCAGTAATAACAGATTTACCAAAACCCCGTCCAGCTTGTAGTTGCATATCGTTTGGACCATTCTGAAGAGCATCTGCCATGGCATATTGTACAGGTGTTGGCTCACCCAGACCTAAGTATTTAAAGCACGCCCAAAGGTGATTTCTAAAATCATCCTTCATTTCTGATGGTATTTCCATTAGTGCTCTCCTTCAATCGCCCTCAATCTATTCTCATGATCCTCTACAATATGATGTAAGTTAGTTAAGTTAGCATTTATCTTGCCAAGTTCTTTTTGAATCTGCCATAGAAAGTTAATAATGCCGCCACCAATAACTAGCTCAATAAATACTAACTCATTCATTAGACTGCCTCTATCTTAAACGGAGCAGCCGAGGACATAGCATCTTCGATCTCTTTAATAGTATTTTGCGGAAGAATATTTACATCCTCTTTGTGGTCATTAATGACACCACGGACTACTCCATACAAACCCGGGCCTCTAATAGTTGGATCGTTAAGATCTTCAATCAACGCATCAATCAACATTTCTTGTAGTATCTGTAACTTGTTCATTTAAAGCTCCTAACTTATCTAACATTGCTTTGCGACGAGCACAGCCGCCACACTTCTTTAACATGCCGCCGGTTAATCCATCTATTAACCGTTCAGCCTTATCACCTAGTGTTTCTTTTTTTGGTGACTCTACAATATGACCTTTATCGTTAATCCAATCTACTGCAACAGAATAGTCATCGTTAACTACAATTTTTAAACTTTTTACAGTTTGATCGTCATCTAAAAAACTTAGTGTTTGAATTGCCTTGGACATATATTCTCCTTATGTTGCTACTTGTCGATCAAGAATACCCAGATTAAGATAATTATCTGGACTGCCCTCAGTGAATGGAGTTACTTTACTAATACAACCCTCACAGCTACGACACCATGGATCTTGTGCCGTGATAAATACTGATGTCCATTCACTATCAATACCTACAGCTTCCTCAGCATTACCGCTAAGTCCACTATTTCTAAAGTTAACACCGTTGCCTACATATCGTAAAATATTTGTACCATTTATAGTATCATCATCATCGGCTCCATCAGCTCCTGTACGAGATCCATTCATTCTAGTTAATTCATTATTATAACTAGCAGTAATCATATGTGCATCAGTGCTAAACCTATAAATATCTTGACAGAATATCGGTAAAACTCCGCATACTTCTGAAAGATCTAGATCGCCGCTACCATCATCTCTAAATGGACTAACGTGTTGCGCATCTTCACATGTATCTTGATCTTCTAGATCTTCAATAAAGTTTTGATTGCCTCTACTGAAAAATCTCCTGTTAACATCATTATCATTACCAACTAAATCAGAGTACACAGCTAAAGCTTTTTGAAGTGTACAGGCTTGCATACTACCTAAAGATGTACAATAAGAGTCAAAATAAAAAGGCAAGCCTGTTAAACTAAATCCATCTGTACCTGCAGCACCAAATGTAATTTTAGATGTATTAGAATTACCGGGATATACTTTAAATGCTTCCGCATCCACAGTAACAGTCTGCAAATCACTACGACCTGCTGTTGTATCGTTTATTTCTCCGTCTCTAGTTTTTTGTTTAATATGATTAAATCCATTAACATTAAAACCAGCAGCTAGTTCAATATACGGAGCAAAAGGAATAACCTCATCAACCGCTTTGCCTATTAAAGATGCATCTCTTTGAAAAATATTTCTTTCTATCCTTGTAAATCTAGCTTCATCATTTTGAGGTAAAATATAATTATCTGGAAAACCATCTGCTGCGGTTGTTCCATCTGCTCTAACACCCGGAACATCTGCTAAATGATTTCCGTAATATCCAATATATTTATAGAAAGGAGTAATTTCACCTGTATCTGGTCGCTGAATATACAACCTACCTTTATATGTATTTGTTGCACTATTGTAACCAATTGGAGGTGCATCTAAAATATTAATATCTGTTCGATATTTAAATCTTTCATTTGTTTCAAAATCAAAACCACCCGGAGGAGTACTTCCACATCTATTTCCCTGTACGTTAGTAACACAAGGAATTAATGGAGGATTAGCAATACCTGCACTTAATGCATTATCTGAGCTTGATAAAATAGACGCTACAATAGTACCCTTATTTGACGTAACATCCGTACTAACAGATACGCTATTTAAAGTATAGTCAAAATCAATAGTAGAATTAATTCTTCTTCCATCAGGACATGGAGTAGATACAAGAGGAGTTTGATCAATAACTATATTTCTTTTATACTCTGCAGTAATAGTAATTGTCTGAGGTTTAAAATTATTAACATTGTTTCCACTTGTATCTTTAATACTTCTATCAGCTCCAATAATATTCTCTGATAAATTATGACCTTCTAAACTATTTCTGCCCGGAGCTTGTTCATAATCTAATCCTATACTTCTCCCAAGACCGGGGCTATCTGGACCATCATTACAAATTGCAGCACCATCAATTGACGGTAATAAATCTGGAGCTTCTGATGGATTAGAAGGTGTTATGGGTCTAGCAAAATTATTTCCATCTGAAAAATTATCTGCTATGGTACAGTCAATAGAATATGTTCTTGCAATTTGTACACTACATGGCCAAGTTGAAGGACAATCACTAAGAGTATCACTAAAGGTAGTATCTGTAATATCAATAATGTCATCAAGACCTTTAGTAGTTCTACTAGAGTCTCCTAACATAAAACCAAAGTATGCTTGCAAACAATCTTGACAGTTTTCTAAATAATCATAAGCACTACCAGCTGATGTTCCACCTGTTGCATGGGTTTTAACTACAGGACTATTAACATAAGCATCAATTTTATAAGGATACTTTAATCTTGCAACAAAGTTATCTGAAACTGTTGCACAGTCTGGTTTAATTTGTTTTGTTCTATCTATAACTCTAAAAATATCTTCTGGTAATGAAGCACTTTTTACACCACCTGAGCCATTGCCAACTAATCCAGCCTGAGTATCATCAGCAGTAGAGCTGCTTGGAGTTCCATAAACTGCAGCAGCATTACCACTAACATCAACTAAAGAACCAGACAATGTAATATAATCGCCAATATCTAAAGGATTAGTTGCATTATTAGTTGATCCATCAATAGTGGCACCGATAACATTAAAGGCATAGTATTGTTGTCTTGCACAAGTAGTTGTATGGCTATCGCCGGTACAGTTGTATTTATTTTTTAACGCCTTTAAATTATTAGCCGTATCTACTTTAGATGCACTTGTACCGCCGCCTAGTATTTGGAAATAATCATTCTTATTACAAAGACATACCACAACCCACAGCTCATTATCCTGAGCAACAGACTCGTCTAGAATATTATCACAAGGATCACCGCCTGCACCGGGACTACCTACTGCATCATATAAGTCACTACCTGATACTCCAGTAAGAATTAAAGCATCTTTTGGTGGCGAGTTAGTACTAGTGCTTCTATCAACAAGCCAGCCTAGTTTATCGCCACTAGTTCCTGCTGGATCGCAGTCATCAAACTGTGACTTGACATATACCTTAGTGTCAGCTACGCCTTCAAATACTGTTGTAGAAATGTAGGCAATCTCTGCAGCAAAACAACTAGTGTCACATCGAGTGCATTTAAAAAACTCTGGACAACATCGTTTGGTAATATCAGAAGACGGCATATCAACACGGTCCTACAAGAGCATTAGTTGCACAGAAGTAATACAAACGACTAATGCCGTCTGTTCCAGTACGACCTGCTGTAGTATCTGTAGCAGTTCCCACTACAAGTTTTCTACGTTCAGTCATTTCAACAACAACTTGTTCATCTACTAATCGCCAACCCTCAGAATTAGATGTAAATCCTAAGTTTGTATTAGAAGTTTCAGAACTAGTTGACTCATAAGCTGTACCACTTTCTGATTCAGTTTCTGCTTGGTTATTACCAGAACCAGAAACATAAGATGCTACACCCCCAATAGGAATAACTCTAGCATTTGTAGGCCAGTCTCCATCTGCGTCTTGACCCGGAGTAGTACGAATACCGGGGAACACAAAATCTTTATCATTCATTAATTCATGAATATTAAGAGCAGCATCAAGGTGAGTACCACCCGTGGCTGTATCTGACTCTCTTGCTAAGTCAGCATTTGCAATATTAACCTGCGGCACATTAGACTGTCCTTCAGTTGTAATTGCCACTGTTCCTGTTTGACTACCATCGGTCGTACTAAACTGAGGAGTAGGTCTATGGCCTTTATAATCACCGAGTGCAGTAAATGTAAGCACAGCACCAGATCTCTCAATGCGATATACTCCGCTTTCTGAAGCTTCACTAACACAAAGTTTTAATGAACCACCATCAGCACTATCATCTAAATCATGAAGATCGTCAAAGATTTTAATTGCGGCGTTTTCTGGAGTTTCGTTATTAGCAATATCTGCTGTAGTAACAGTTTGGAATGCACCAGAACTATTAGGGATTTTAATAGTATGATCTCCTGCAGAACCTGCTGCATTCGTAGCGATTGTAAGAGTCCAGATCTGAGCTACGTCATAAAAGGTGCTGCCTAAAGATACTTCTTCCCAAGCGTACAGGAATCGGTTAGGCAAGGCATTAGGAGTTGTTGTACTGTAGTCAGCATTTAAAGGTTTAAAGTGAGTAATACGAGCTAAGAATTTTTGTTCATCTACTACGGTTCTAACTTGGTTATTAAGCTCTTCACCTACAGGTAATCTGTCACCAATTTGACCATCTCCATAATGCAAATGAATAGCACCAAACTCTCTTGTACCATCAGTTGCAGTAAAGTTTCTGTTAGCTGGCATTTCTACCGTAATTTCACCTGCTGCACCTGTTGTAAAAGCACTATGATCTGCTTTACTTCCTCTACGCTTTTGTACTCTACTAGCCATATATTAACTCCTTAGTTTTGACCCGATCTGTAGGTCTGTTTGAAGACACCTTTAAATTCAATATGCGTAATATTGCATGGAGTATAGTGATCACTTGTAATAAATACCTTCATACGTTCAGAATCACCAAACACTTTAGCAATAAACTCTCCCTCTGCATCAATGGGAACAACCTGATCTAGGGTTGTTTTACTATTAAGAACATTTTTGTAGAAAGGATTTCTTTTTGTAGTAATACTGGCAAAGTTTTCTTCGCCTTTTCTTTGAACTTTAATGCTATATATTCCGGTATCAGAATATCTAGTAGAAATAGTCCTTAGATTTAATACACCATCTACAGCATTCATTTCATTATCTCTAATAAATTGAGTAGATAACTCAACATTCATATCATATTTAGAACCAAATAAAACACCTACACTACCGCCATCAATAGGAGCCAGCAAGAAACCCTGATCTTCAGAACTTCCTATAAAATTATCATTAATTAAACCTTGGGTTTCTTGAATTACAATTTCATCATTAATGCTGCCTTGATTATCAATGGTAGTCACTACATCATTAAAGTTACCATCTATAATAACTCTGGTTCTTTGACCCGGAGTTAACTCTGATACAGTAACTTCGGGACTTTGGAACTGTACATTATTATTTCCACTTTCTCTAAATAAGTTTTCACTAAACACCGCAGTATCTATATTAGGATCTTGCATAGGCAAAATAAATGTAGTCTTATTAGTAGCTGCATCATAGCTAATTGTAGCATCATCTCCTGTACCATCAGGTGCAACAAGCATAAGATTGTCTAATCGAGGCTGATTAATATCGGCTTCTTCTAAGAATGTCCTATGTATAAAGAACTGCCGAGTAACATTGCCATCTTGGTCTGTGTACGGTCTAGTGGCTACCATATAAATAAAGTTATCAAATGATTCCATAGCATCAACCTGCAGGTTTTCATCAAAGATATATCTATACAGAGCATTTTGTTGAATCTTGTCTCCCGTAAATTTGTTTACATAAAAATACAAATTGTTTGGTGCATCAGCATCTACCATAGCAATAAGATCTTGAGCTGGTGCTCTAGTAATAGACCCATAGTTAGTCGGAAGATATCCTCCACAATGAGCAGAAGTTTCTATTGCCTGCGTAATTACATTTTTATTTGCTGTAGAGTAATACAAGTATACTTTTTGTGGGGCAAAAAAGTAAATTTGAGAACCTAACAACTGCGGTTTAGCAATAGGATCAGTTGAGTAAAACGTAGTAGGCGACAACTCTGCTGTAAACGGAGTGATTTGATTTTCAGATCCCTGTAATTCAAACTGTACATCATTATCTGTGTTAATAAACAAGAAGTCATAGAAAGAAATCATGTTATTAATCTTAGATACTTTGTCAATAGAAGACCTAACATCAATTACATCACTATCTACAATAGTTCCGGGGTCTGTTAAGAACAGATTAAAGAAGTTACCAAACTCTGAAGAGAAAATAGTATCATCAATAGCAAACCATAGTCTATTTCTCCATGTAGTAATAGCAGTAATACGCCGCCGAATCCGATTATTAGTATCAGTGCTATCAATAAAGGGCGATGGACCCGGATTACTAGTTAAATCTCCTGATAATCTTGGTTGCCATGAGGGTGTACGCAACTTCCATGATTGATTAGCAGAGTCAAAATCAATAACAATGGGTAATGTGTTCGCATCCCATACAGAATATCGTGATTCTGCTCTCACCTTTTCATAGTATGGATTGCCTCTGTCAGGCTCTCTTACTGCACGGTAGAATCCGGGTGTAAAATCAAAGAATCGTTCACGGCACTCATAAACCTTGCCTCTACCCAAACTAGAAAACGTAGCATTGGTGGGCAAAGAACCATTTTCATACAAAGAAAATAAAGTATCTTCTGCATTATTTACTTTAATAGTATCGTTTTCTTCTGTAGGAATAGGAACATTTTGAAATGATACAACAGATTGGCCTAAGTCTGTTTGTTGTGAGATATTAAAGTTCTTATCTTCTACAACAAGCTTATGATCGCGAGTTAAATTACGAATACCTAGCAGAGCGGCAAAGTTTGCAGAAGGAACCTCTTGAGTTGCTTGATCTGCAGTAACAGTATTAGCAATATCTTCTACAAAAACTGTAGTTCTTTTCTTTGCATCAAAACCTTCATCAGTAGGTTCTTTACCTGTTGAATCTTTAAATGTTAAAACCTGAAGCCCAACACTTTCGTCTGAGTTATTAGTAGAATCTAAAACATCTAAGTTATTATCAGCATAACAAAGAGCATACACACCCCGCTCATCATCGGTATTATCTTTTGTATCGTCACTAATAAATCTTGCCAAATCATTTAGTGTAGCTAAATTTAAAATTCTATCTGGAGTAGCTAGATTAATTTTATAAGAAGATGTGTCAACAAATGTACCCAACATGGGGCTAACCTGTCTTGTAAAAAGACGAATATTATTTACATAGCCAGTATTAGGAATTAATTTAGTACCATCTTCATTAAATAAATCATTAAAAATATCTTTATCTTTGTTGATTGTACGCAAAGCTTTAGAATTACTATTCCCTAAACCCAAAGATTCTACAAAGTTTTGATTGCCCTGTTGATTGCTGTTAAAGTTTTCGCCAGTAGCTAACAAGACAAGATTTTCTTGGCTATCATCTACAATAGAAAGACGATTAGTACTACTGTCAATTTTAATGGTAGCATCAGCACCAGAGTTTTCAATTAGATTTTTTAAATCCGCAATAGTTTTAGTTTCATCTACGGCAGAGGCACCATCCGCAGTAACAATTACACCAGCATCATTAATTGTTCCGCTACCATTAGATCCCATACCATTAGTGCTATCATTAGCAATAGTAAAGGCAGTTAAAGGTCTAAGTTTTTGAGTAACTTTTAAATCAGATAAACCTATAGCTCGATTACTAGCACCTGCAGGAATTGGTTGTAAGGCTACATCGCCTGCACTTAAAGTAGTATCAAACTCATTTAACTCTACGGCATACTGCACAGAACCACGGCTAATAAAAAACTTGTCAGCAAAGTAAGTATCATTAGCAGCAGCAGTGCTAGGATCTTTAGCATTACCAGCCAAAGTATCTCCTGTAAAGTTATTAACTAACTGCATTCTGGGAATAGCTTGATCACCATCAAATAGTTTAGTAGTAGGATTTACATCTAAAGACGAGAGCAACGTGGTTTCTGAAATAGGCACAAGATTTTTAGTATCAGGAAGTGCAGATACTCTATATTGTATACCCTTTCCTCTAACATCAGGAACACGAGTAACAACCTCCCAGAAAAAATTAGCTTCTGATGTAGGGAAAGTACCTGAAACTAACTCTAAATCATCTCGTTTTAATTTAAACTTATCTGTTGGCTCTTTAAAGTTAATTAACTTATATACGCCCTGTAAACTAGTTCTTAACGAATCAGTATATAAATTTAAAATAAATGTTTCAGGTTGTATACCACCTGTATAAAAATCATTAAAAGGAAAACCTTGATGAGTTGTATTAACATCTTGAGGAACAGTAGATTGATCTTGCAGGGTAAAAGAATCAAAGATACCATTATCTAAATTAGATCTAATTGTAAATGTATAGTTACTGCTATCCAACGAAGGGTCATGACTAATAGTTGTATAAGCGTTTAAAACAGTTTTTACGGCTCCCTCTCTATATCCAGCTGATACTTGGTTATTTAATGCAATTAAAGCAGTGCCAAATAAAGCAAAGGATAGAGCTTCTGAAGATTTTACACCATCTGGATTAGCTGTTAAATAGTTATAGTGAGATCTAGTAATAGAAGAAGTATCGAATGTTTGCAAGTCCATTCTTTTTCTTGACTTATTTAATTTCCATACCGTAATAAATTTCTTTTTAATGTCATCAGTAAATCCGTCTTCACCTAAAGCTAAACTAAAATTAATTGCAATTAAGAATCTATTATCTTGATCAATAGAAATCCATTTAAAAAAGATATCATCGTTTTGATTTGGAACATATCTGCTTCCATCATCTAAGATATTAAACAATAAAGATCCGGGTGCAAATGTAGAGTTATCGCTGTAGATAATATCGCCTCCAGCAATCCATTCTAGAGGAGGTCGTTTTTCAATAGATCTTTCTGTTGTAACTAAAACATTATCTAAATCTTGAGCTTCCGTAGGCAAGCGTTTATTGCTAGCCTGTCGCCCAACCCCACCGGATAACGTAGGAATTGCAATCTTTTGATGCACGCTCATGTCGTGTATCTCCAGAATCTAAATCTACTTGGATCATTATGTGCGTTACCTCTTTGGGATACAATTCTACGCAAAGAACTGTCGCCAGATGCAAAGATATTTCTAGCTTTATCATTAGCATCTGCAGATCTACCTTTAGCGGTGAGCATAGCAGCTCTTTCTGCTAATAGCCGATCAACATCTCTATCTCCTTGCACAAACATTTGATATTGCCTAGATGCTGATGCTGCAATACCTTTCTGTACACTAGTTTCTAAGTCTTTAAACTCTATATATTCAACAATAGAAATAGTTAGCTCTTCGCTAGTAGCAAACTCATCTGTATTATCTGTAACATTAAACAATACATTGTAATCTGTTCCATTAGATTCAATACCGAATCTTCTAGGAGCCGTAGTAATTCTAATATCAAGATCATCACTTATAGATTCAGTAATTAACTGAGCAGAGATTAAGGAACCAGTAATCATATTATCTGTAAATGGAGATAGCTGCACCCTACCTTTAGTAGCATCAGAAATAGGACGAGCTGCATGACCAGTTGGACCTGTACGAGAAGGGAATACTTTAATAGGTCTACGATTTACTGCCATGCCCCGCAACTGTGCTTCTAAAGTAGCTTGATCTAAGATAAAAACTGCTAAGTTAACATCTGTGTTTAGATCATCGGTAAGGCTGGTAACAAGTTGTTCACCAGAATTAAAAAGCATTTCATTAACAGCATCTAATTTACTCATTAGTCCCATAGTATCCTCCTTTTAAAAGACCCGAGGCCCCCTTTCGGGGGCTCCGGGCGAATGTGTATTTAATTGTCTTATCCGCCAAGGCCGTCATCTTGACCAGTAACACCGAAGTTATCAATGTTAGCAGCGTCAACGTATTCCTTAACGAAGTCACCTTCAGTGCTGTAACCACTAACAGAAGTGGCAGTACCATCTCCGTTAGCATCGAGGGTATCAGCACCTAAAGCTGCTTGATAAGCGTCTCTAACCAATGCATCCGTGTTAGCGGTAACATCAGTAGAGGGCGAACCACCGCCATCAGGGTCGGTATCATAAGCAGTCAAGTCACCAGTGGTTGCGTCATATTCAAAGTCACCAAACTCAAGAATAGTACCATCAACCTTACCGGAGAACATAACATCATTTGCATTACCGCGAGCGGTAGGAGCAAACGAACCAATGCAGACAGCAGCATGCTCAGGCTTGAGCACACCAGTACCGCCCATCATCGAAGCAACCGTGAACACGGTGTTACGACGAATATCGTCCACTTGATCAACCTTCAAGCCAGTCAATCGGAGCGAAGCAACACAGGCTTGTTGCCAGATGATAGCCTTAGTAGGCACCACATGGAAACTTCTGTTATATCGCTTCTCACCAATCTTGTTAGCCATCAAGTTAGTGGTTGGAAGGTGGTTCGTCTTGACAATCGTGCAGCCTTGATATTCAAGACGATCAGCAAGATTGAACATACCTTGTTGCAGACCAGCACCAAGACCACCAGCATCGGCTACACCGCCGAAGAATGGTCGACCAGCACCACCAGCAAGATCAGAGCTGTCACGAGCCACACCAAGAGCACGAATGTCTTGGAAGGTACGAGGGGTCACAGCACAGAAGACACCCTCAGTTGGGGCATCAACCTCTTGCAGACGGATTTGGAACTCTTCAATCTTCTCAAGAAGCTTCAGAGCAGCGTCGGTTCTGTTAGCAGCGGTAGCAGTCGACAGTCCCAAGTTATCAAACTTGTTATTGCAGAAGATCTTGCCACCAAGACCACCAACAGCACTACCACCGAACCAGTCGGTAGCACGCGGGTCTTGAGCTAAGCCATTCTCAGCCGCAGCACGGCACAAGAAGGAAGCAATTTGACGGTCACGGGCATCAGCCAGAGTCCGTCCAGCTTGACGAGCAAGCTCTGATCGGAATTCCCATTGCGTCAGCATAAGGTCCACATTGTCTAACTCAAAGTGAGCAGCCATTGGACGCTTGTCTAATGCAATACGGAAAGTGGTAGCCTTACTGTTGGTGCCACCAGTGAGTTCTTCACCAGCTTCCCAAGTAGACTTAAGATCTACATAACCCGTAACAGGGAATTCCATAGTAGTACCACTAGAAATGGTCTTTGAATCGACCATAGCTTCAAAAATATTATATTGGTCATACGCATTGATGACCTCGCCCGCCCAAATGGGCAGAACTAAACGACCCGCACCGTCAGTGGGGTTTTGGGCAGAAACGCCCATAGTTGTGTCGATACGATAAGACATATCGGTATTGCCGAGAGGACCTACAGCAGTCATAATAACACCTCCATAAATGTGTCATAAAAATTAAATGGACTAAATTTATAGATAGTGTTGATTGTTCCTTGTGGAGTCAACCCTAGACATTATCCATACATACTTTTTCAACTCGTAAGCCTAATTGTTCTGTACTTTTAATGTTGTTTATTCGATATCGTGTCCAATGATTATCGAATTAACACGCCAGCTTGCATAGTTTTAACAAGCCTAGCTTCAATCTGAGCTCTATATTCAGGATCCGTTCTATACTCTGGTTTATTCATATAGAAGTTCATCTCTTGTGTAGTAGAAAATGGTTTAATAGCATCAGCGTCCTGTGCCATAGCTGCATTTTCTCTACCCTGAACCGGAGCTGGTTCTTGTCGCCGGTTTGGCTTGTTAGCCTGTTCTTGGTTGTATCTGGCTTGTAGACCAAGTAAGGCAGTCTTATACGAAGGACCGGCAAGCATGCTGTTAAGATCATCACGCTCTTGATCATTCAAAGACTCTCCTGCCCATGACAGGATATTATCTAAAGTTTGCTGATCTCCTACTACATTAGCAGCAGAATCGTAGGCTTCCTTTCGCAAAGCCTTCTGACCAGCAATAAATGTATCTACTACAGCGTCATCGACACCCATAGCAGACTTAATAGCACCACGAGTATCGGCACTAAAGTCACCACTCAAAGCAAGTTCTTGTTGCCAAGCTGCCCACTGATCATTCATTGATAGTTGTGGTGGTTCCTCGGGCTTCTCAATTCTGAGATCTTCCCTAGTCTGAACAACCTCGGCGGGTTGTTGCTCTTCTTGTACTGGTTGTGATCGCTCACCAATCTGACCCGTCTTGGCATACTGATCTTTAAGTTCAGCAATTTCTTGACGAGTTTTAGTATACTCAGCTTGAGCATTCTTTAGTGAATCAAACCATGTATCTACATCTTTAAAGTTTTCAGGAACCTGTTGCCCATTACTTTCGACGTAGGTTTTAAAAGCAGCCCTCTCATTAGCAGCATTCTGATCTGCCGGTTGTACGAATTCTTGTGGTGCAGATTGTTCCGTTGCCGGAGTCTCACCAGTAGTTTCTTCAGACATTAACTGTCTCCTTATTTAACTTTTTTCATTCGCTTTAACATATCTTTAAAGCTACTAAACTCTTTAGTATCCGCATCAAAGCGATTGTTTAATTTTTGATTAAGTTGTTGATATTTTAAAACGTCTTGGAAATCACAGTCATTTAAACCTTTGACTGACTCAACTCCAATTTCGGTAATATTACCAGTTTTTGTATCGCTATTATTATCAATGTTATAAATAATACTTAGTTCACAGCCTTCTTCAAGACCAGTAACTTCAAAACCAACAGTATGATTACCACTAGAACCAAGAGTTCCAATAGTTGTAGCAGAAGCACCATTAGCAATAGTAGTTCTAGTAACAGTACCATCATCTTCAGTAAACACTGCTTGCACAGTTAAATCTCCTGCAACACTGTCAGGGTGTGCAGTATCAGTTGCAATAAAATCTTGATCGTATGTCAATGCAACATCTAATTGAACAGCTCCAGTAGCAAAACCACCGGCACTATTTGCAAATGTAGAGCTTGCTGCAGTTGCAAAAGTATTAGTAATTACTGTATCTACACTTTCAGGATCAAAATCAATATTCGCTGGTGTCGTATAAGTTAAAGCCATAATTAATCTCCTTTGGCATCAGCCTTCTTGTATTCTGAGAACCATAGATACCCTAAACAAAGTATAGCCAAACCCACAAAACCACCTCCTAAATAACTGTAATTAGTCGAGAGTGGTTGTACTATACTGGATACTGGTTCTGTAATAACTTCCTTATCTTTAAACAAAGAGGTTGTCTTACAACCCCCAAGAAGGCAGAGCCACGCGCACGCCTTCAGAATTACTTTGCAGTCCATGGTAACTTAGCGTTAAGCCAACTAAACAATGGCTTACCCATCCAAGCACCAGCTGCAAACATTAACACATGGGACAAGATAAAGCCCCATGATCCAATAATAAAATCTACCATAATAATCTCCTATTAGGCACTAGCAATAAATATTTCAAGATCACAAGAAGCAGTATCAGCTTGTGCATTGATCGTATCAATTTCATTAAATGTACTAAAAGCTGCACCTGAATCATCATCACATTCTAAATCATCATTGTAGAAAGTAAATGTTTGTCCAGCTTCTAGTTTAAGATACGCTGATTTCGCACCCGTATCTAGAAGTCCAATAGTAATAAAATTAGTATCGTCTTTATTTGTTAATCGAATATACTTAACATCAGTTTTAATGTAAGTACCAGCGGCTACAGCAGTGCCGAGAACGGCAACTGTCTGTAGACCACTGTGTAAACATGTCATAATTCTGTGATCTACCTCATTGATAGACCCCACTGTAAAGGTATTAGTAACACCACGATCAACACCATTCAGCGTAAGAGCTTCAGTGTGCGTAACCGTAAGCGTAGCAGATGAAATGGTGCTAGTCATTTAGTTATCCCTTTCTTCTCATTCCGGTCTTCTTCATACCGTTCTTCTTCTTACCCATGGTCTTCTTCTTACCCATGGCCTTCTTCTTCATTCCTTTTCCTCTTCCGGGCATGTCATTCTCCTTTTGTTGACATAATTCATGAAATAATCAGAACAATTTTCATAATAATTCTGACGTTCTAAAAACTTAGAAAATTTATTTAGTTCTTTACGCCGTTGAATAAGCGCCATTCCAAACTCGTAGTCTACAACTTGTCCATATTTTTCAGGATCTAACTCAGGATCATCCGGTTCGTCATCTCCCGGTTCAAATACCATAACATAAAGATCTTTTTCTTCTATCCGTTCGTTGTACCTTTCTGCCCAAGAATCGGCATTAGACCAATTGTCAGGATCAAATACAACAATTACTAATTGATAAGTATCATCCCAGTTATACACCTGTTGGCGAACTGTAGATTTCTCACCTAATAAAACATTGACTTGTTTATCACGCCATGCTTTAGCAGCAAAAGGACAGGGCTTATTATCCATATAAAATGCAGAAGGTATATCTAAATAATTAAATATCCAATTTTCAATTTCTTGCTTTATTAGATCTAGATCCATTCTTAACTTTGGCTCCTGCCTTTACAAATTTTTCTGCGTCCTTTTCAGTATATCTTACAGCCATTCCACCGCAAGAAGATTTAAATTTAGTTTTCATTTTCCACTGCCTCTTGAACGTCGACCTCCAGATGTTGCAGTACCTTTTCTTCTTCTTGCTGCAGGTGCTTTAACATCAGCCTTACGCTCAGCAGCACGCCTTCCACTTGGTCTTGCCTTTACCTTGGCAACAGCAGCACCAAGTCCGGTCTTCTTTTCTTTCTTCTTCTTAGCCATGATAACTCCTTACACAGTAATGGATGCTCTTGGAGCATCAGTTTTATAAGCATGACCTGCAGGTAGCAGATCCAACAGCCCATACTTTTGGGCAAAATATCCTTCTAGTTTTACAATATCAGTATCAATAGCACCAGAGGTACCAGTTCCATTTAAAACAACCCACTCAAACATAGGGTCTTGAAATGCTCGAACATTAGCAGAACCGCTATTGCCACCACCCCAGCCACCATCAACACCTTGAGCAACATGGGCTCTAGCATCTCCACCTTGACTAGCCTCAGATGTACCATTCAATCTAAATAAAGAATTGCCGCTAGTTCTACCAATAATAACTATTTGAGGTTGATTATCATTGAAAGTAACATCAGGATCATAAGTAAAGGTAGCTTCTCCACTTGCATGTCGTTTACGAAGTTGAAATCTTTCATTAGCATTAAGAGTGTTATATCTAAAAATTATACCAAACTCGTTATTACCAGCACCATTACCTACAGTATTTCCATTATATGCCATAGTGCATTGATTTATACCAGTGTTAGCATGTTGATCTCGAAGTATAGCAACAAAACCCCAACACCAATCTTGAGTAGTATCGTGATCAATACCAGTTCCTAAGCTGGCAACTAATTGATCACTACTTCCAGTAGCAGTCATACCTCTAAAGTTATTAGCACTAGAATTTTTTGCAGCATATTCTGGTTGATCATTAGATACAGCTTGGCTAAAGTCTCTACCATTCCCCGAAGAATCTTCACAAACATTTACCCGATCTCCTGCATCATTAGTTGCCATATTCTCAGGATTGAGCCATAGCTCACAGGTAGATCCTTCTGCAGATATAGGAGTCCAAATAGGACCAAGCTTATGAGTCCACTGTCTATCCCAAATTTCAGGAATTCTAAACTTGCGAACTTTATCCGCAAGCAAAGACTCTCTCACAGACAATACATAATCCTCTGTGCCTGATGCAATGAGTTGATTACGATTAGCAATTAAAGCAAACTTATCAAGATCGCCGTTGGTAGTACCACGAATTTCTAAAGATTGAATTCCTTCAACACCAACACCGTACTTAGTTTTGCCATTAGCCATCGCAATTCCCCCATTCTGATAATACTTTTACAATTGCATTGAATCCATTGTTTGTTTGATAATGATATCTTTGACTACCTACATCACCAAGAACTTGCAATAAGTCTTGGAATCCAACTATGCCATCTTCATTCAAGTCTGATGGGCAAGAGTTATCTGCGTCATATGCAATTTGATAAGGTGACGGCTCACATGGATGATCATTGCCACAAGCAAACCGTACAACACCAGAGGACGCAAACCTGTTAGGACCAGTAAACCGAGCAATATGGAACGAACCCGGATACTTCTCACTCATCCAGTCAACGTCAGCGTCCCATCGAATCAGGTCGCCGTAGTCATTCTGCGATGGGGCAGAACAGCACCTTTGACCTTGAACCTCCCCAACTGGTATTGGCTGCCAAACTTTAAGCACCATATTATTCCATGACTTTGGAGTAATTAGATCCTTGTGCTGCTGCTGAACCAACGGGTATTTGTATTGCTGCGAGTTGCCATACTTCTTGCCAAGTGGCCCATGCAGAATCCAAGAGTCACACCATGCGTACTCAAGATCAACGAGGTCAGCCGTCCGGGGACAGCATCCCTGTGGGCCTTCAAACACCCAGTTAATTGGGGTAAAGTTCATGTTCAGATACATCCACCGCTGATATGGGTTGGCTTGTATACACTCCCAATACTCTCCGGCTTCGGGGCAAAGAATGCCAGTGTCTTGGTTCCAATAGTCTATGCACTCTTGGCAGTTCTCTAGCCAAGGGTACAGATGGTCTGGCCTGTGGTTTTTAAATACATCACCTTCAATCATCCACTGAAACGATCTAGCTGGTGACTCATTACCACGAGTACAACCAATCATATACGGACGGCGTGGATCTCCATTAGGATAACTAAAGTCAGGATCAAAACCTGTTTGAATATAAACATCAAAGGTTCTGCCAAACGGAGTTAACCTACCAAGATCATCAATCCACATAGCAACTGAATCAGGATCAGTTGGAGGCCCACTACCATTAATTAATAAACAAGCCCCCAATAAACTATTCAGCATCTCCATCTCCTTCTTGCTGCACATATTCTTTTCTTTGGTGTTTTTTTACAATTAACACCATGCATTTTCATTTGACCAGCAGACCTAGCGCAGTAACTCTTACGTCGCTTAGCTCTTTTACCTGTAGGTTTAGCTTCAGTCACAGCAGTTTTAAGTTTTGATCCGGGGTTTTGTCTACGGTATTTTGCCACGCCTTTAGCGGTCATTCCAGCACCCTTACTTGTAGGTCTTTTATCACCACTTTTAACTGACATACCTTTCATACTACCTTTACGTTTCTTTTTTGCCATGACTAATCCCCCTTACAGTTTCTGACCTTGCATATTATACCGTGCTTTTGATTTATGTTCCATCATTTTTTTACGAATAGCAGGAGCAACTGGACATTTTTCACACTCTTCGCCCATAATAACATCTCCACCTGCTTTAATTTCAACATTAATACATTTGCCAGAACAACAACCAGCTAATAATAACAGTGCAATATACTTCATTTCTTGCCTTTCTTTGCTTTAGCCTTCTTAATCTTTGCTTGCAAGAAAGGAGGCAACGTCTTTTGTGCTGCTGTTAACTTCTTGCCATTACCATTTTTCTTCATAGTTTTTTTCTTACCGTTTTTTCTCATTTCTTTTTCCTCATGCGTTGGGTTTTACGTTTACTTGCTTCTTTCTTTTTAACGATATAAGAATGAGCAGCTGTTAGACTTCGCTTCTTAGCAGGATCTTTAGTCCTACCTTTAGCAACTCTTGAACGTTGTTCAATAAGATTAATAATTTGAGACTGTCTCTTGTGTGACTTAGATTTAAAACTAGCTTGGCTTAGTGTTTTTCTAATATCTCCTACGCTACTGAACTTAACTGGTACAGTATCTTTAGGATTCTCATCAGTATATAATCTACGACCTGATTTTTTAGGCTTCTTGCCAGTACCTTTAGCTGGATCTCTACGTTTCATTTTCTTGTCTTCTTCTTTTTAGTTTTCTTTTTCCAAGAAATACGAGCAGGTCCAGTCTTACGTTTGGCAGCTGAAGTACACTGAGACTTAGTGGGGCGACAGGCGGGATAGGGACGGTTCTTATCTTTCTTCCCACTTCTGCCACAAGGTTTGCCGGTCTTGCAGTCGATCCAACCTTTACCTTTATTCTGGGAGAACCACTTGCGTAAACCACCAGATGTAGCAGATTTCTTTTTAGCCATTACTTACTTCTTTCTTTTACTCTTATTGCCGTAGTTAGCAGCACCTACTTTTCGGCACTGTACAATTCTACCAGATGCATACGCAGATGGAAAGACCTTAGCCTTTGCTTTTACTTTACGATAGCATGCATCTTTGTTGGTTTTTTTCTTAGCTTTCTTCTTAGCCATTACGCCTCCTTGGTTTCCAAAATAATAATAAGGGCAACGCCCACACTCCTTTAGACTCAGCCACTACAATCATCTCAGGCTCAGGTTGAATAACAACAGGAGGTGGAGGAATGTATTCGTCTGGTTGATCTATTTTAATTTCTTTTACTTCAGCTTGCTCAATAGATAGAGTTTCTTCTTCAGTAACTAATTCAATTAAAGACTCTTCAGCCTCTAGCTCTTCAACAAGTTCTTCTACTTCAGCTCTAGCAACAAAGTAACCAATACCTTCTGCAATAGAATAGTCTTCATCTTCGGTTAAAAAGAAATATTCTTTCTCAGCAGCCTGAGTTAAGTCAGCTTCTGTCTCTAAATCTTGTGCAGGATTAGGAATACTAGCCCATGAATCTTCAAGTAAATCAAACTTCATGCCTTCTTTAGCATCAAAAATACTATCTTGATCTCCATCAACTAACACAGCACCGCCTGCTGTATCATTATCAGGCATCTTAATTTCTGGAGTAATCCAATCTAAATCAAGAGCATAAGGATCTTTAGTTGATTTAGGTGCTGCACCAAGCGTATCTGTAAGACCAGTAACCTGTTCTACCGTTTCAGTTACCTTACTTAATACTTCACCACCAACTACCGTGCCAGTAACAGCAGCAGCAAGAGTCATCTTCTGCACTTTTTTCTCAAGACCCTGCTTAATGTTAGCACAATCTTCGTATGCAGTCTTTAACTTACGATTGTTTTCTTCACGACAATCTTCTAACTGTTGCTTAATTCTAACAAGTTGTTCTTGTAATTCTGTATTGTCCACGCCCTTGCCCCCTCATTTAAATTACCCCGGCGGTTGCATTCCTTGCATAGCCTGTTGAATACCTTGACCACCTGTTTGTTGAAGATCCATCATTGCAGCCTGTGATACGCCTTGAGTAATAGCTTGATTAGTAGACATCTGTTGTTGAGCATTTAACATTTCACGTTGTTGCTCAGCCTTCTCAGCCTTGATATCTTCGTCAGTACGCACCCAGTTATTAGCATCAAAGCCAAGAGCGGTAATCAATGCACGACCATACTCTTCAAACTTAAATGTTTGCATGGCTTCTGCTGGCAAGTTACGCATCATCTCACCCATTTGCATAAGCTTCATAAGATCTGTATCTCGACTTAGAGCTTGCAGTCCAGTAATAATTTCTACTTTTAATGCACCATCTTCAAAGAACTGATCTTGTAATCGTTGGTCAATCTCACCTTCTTCTAACATCAAGAAGACGGCTCGTTCTACAATAGGAACAAACAACTCCCGTGCAATAGAACTAAATGCTCCACCTAATACAGTCTCAAGCTCTTGTCCAATTCTTCGGACAGCAGTAGCAGTAACTCTGTCACCGCTAGGAATAGCAGCTGAGTCAAGTAAGAATGCTTGACCAACCTCTCTACGCATAGTTTCTACAGCTTGGAATGTAGCCTGAATTTGTGGATTCAATGTTTGTGCAGGAGACAAAGCGATAACATCTTGCTGCCTAGCAGATACCCAAGAGCCATTAGCTTGACCCGCAAGATCATCAATCTCAGTAATACCTGCAGGATCTACACCCATCCAGAATGTAGAGGCAGCAGCCATACCTTCTTGTGAAGCCTCAGTAAATGACTCTAAGGATTGGATATCACCTGCGATATCTTCGCAATGGGATCTTCCATAATTTTCACCAGCAACAGAAACCCAACGCAAAGGGATAATAGGAAACACTTTGTACGAACCAGTTTCAATGATCTTCTCGTCCTGCTCACGTTCGACAAACCACTCATTGTCATCTTCCTCCTTAGTTAATCTATTGTATACAACATCATAACCTTCAGAGGCATAGTCAGCACTATATTGAGATCTAAAGTTATCTTCAATAGCCTCGTCATTACTGCGTGCTACAAACTCAAGATAAATAATTTCCTTTGGCTCTCCGTTAACTTCCCTCCTCATCACGAAATGATCAAATCGAATAACTCTAAAAGAAAAATCATCTTCCATAATAACAAGTGAATCTCCAACAACAATAAGATGTTGCAGGGCTTGGTAGATACTTTCTCTAAGATTTTTAGAATTAATCTTACGATAAACTTGAGTACTCATAGCCTCAAGATAGCTGTTAACTTCAGGATCAGGCTCTGTACCCGGTCTTAAACTGAATTTAAAAAATGGTGTATCATTAACAGGAAGCATAGCAGAAAGCATTCTAGATGCCATACCTACTACACCACGGGCAGAGACAGAACTAAATGGTTGAGGCAACTGTTCTTCATTAGTCCAGCCAGCAGGTGGTAAGACAGAAGGAACAGTTAAGGATGCTACATATCTTGATCGCTCCAGTTTTCGGATACGTCTACTATCTAGCTCACGAAACCGTTCTTTAATACTCATGTTGGCCTATCACCTTCTCCGAGTTTATTAATCTGTACCCCCGGTCGTTCTGAAAAGAAACCCATAACATTATCCATTGCAGTATTCTGAGCAACCTGTTCTTGAATAGCTTCTTCTTCCTTTTCTTCAATCTCTTCTTTCTCTGCCTGCATGGCTGCATACTGTTCTTCACGAGCAGCACGCTCTAAAGATAATCTTAACTTTTCTTCTTCTAATCTAGCATTACGAGCAGACTCTGCCTCTTGTTTTCGATATTGTCTTTCTCTTTCTAAATTAGCCTGTGTCTGTGCCTGCATAGCAGACGGATCATAGCTTGCTCCCATACCCATTCTTACATCCTCCTTGGCACACGCAGCATGCCTAATGATTGTTTACGAGGTCTATAAGACTCTCTTGATTCTGTTAACATTTGTTCAGCAAGTCTATCTGCAGCAGCTTGACGAGACTTAATATCAAAGTCAGCTTTATCAGCTTCAGTCTGTCCTTGTCTGTAGCTAGCAACAACGCCACCCATCATAAACTGTCTACGACGTTCTTGCGATGCCATAAATTGTTTATTAAATTTTTCAGAAAGTCCAGCTCTAAACTTAGCAAAAGCAGCATCTCTTCTTGCCTGTCTTCTTGCTCTTCTTCTTTTACTTCTACCGAAAATTAATCCAGTAGTCTTTCCTCTATTAGTAAAAATCACATTGGCCTCCTTTGTGGAATCATAACAGAACCGCCTTTGCGAGCCTGTTGCATAGATACTCCACCCTTACTGCCAACATACTCTTGACTCTTTGCTTGCATTCTACGACGCTCTGCTACCAACCCAGCTTCTTCTTCAGTAGGTCTAGCAGCTTCAGAAACCGCCTTGTCAAATTCTCGCTGAAGTCTAGCATCTGCTTCCTCCCTTTTCATTTCTCGTTCAGTATCTAAAGTTTGTTGATATAGTTGACTAGATTCATCAACATATGCCATTACATATCTATGTAATTCATTCTCATTAGCAAATATTTTTTGGTCTTTAATACCATATTCTTCAGGATCTTTATCCATATCAGCAAATAATTTTTGGATTTCTCTATCAGAGAAGCCTCTATTCTTAAGACCTTCCACAGTTTTATCTATTTGAGGTGAAAACATTCCAGAAAAAGGACCACCACCTCTTTGTGGTGAACCTGTTTCTTTTCCATACAATGCCCGAGAAAATCTACCGCTACCGTATCCACCCTCTTCCATTGCAGCTCGTCTTTCTGCTTCTCGTCTTAGTTGAATTTCCTCTGGAGTTTCCCTGTGAAATGGTGAATGTGGCATCATCGGCCCCCTTTCTCTTGCTGTTTAATAATTGTTTCTAATTTTCTAATAATATCTCGTTGACCGCCACGAAAAGCCCACTCTTCACGAGTCACTTTCTCCTGATACTCCAGTGGTGGGTACATTTCGTTTAGCAGCTTTGGCACGAGGTTGTCGATTCTTGGAAAGCTCTTTGACTTCATTTTCTAACTCCTCAATCTTTTCAAGCATGTGTCCTAAAACAATAGATAGTTCAGCCGGTGATAATGCCACGGCTTTCTGGGCTTTGTTGAGGATTGTTTCTTTTACATAAGGCATGTATATTCTCCATTATTTTTAAAATATATTACGAACAACCACTAGTTGATCCGCAATTAGTACATACAGTACACACACCCGCTTGAACCATATTACTTGAACCACAGTTAGAACATTTGGAATGCATTCTTATCTCCTTTATACCCAAAGTTCCATAAGTTTATGAGCTGACTAGACTTATCATATTCTTCATGACGAAGGATTCTAACACACCAAGCCATAGCCTTACCAAATCTTATAGGATCTAAACCTGCTCGACCCCTATGTTCTGGCCTCTCTTCGACACGATACATTTCTAGGATCTCTTTTACCCAATCTTCTTGTGGAGTATTATCTAAGAACCTTTGAGCCTTCTTGGGACCTACTTTCCACAGACCCGGAATATTATCGGTCATATCTCCAGTCATCCACTGCTCATAAAAAAACCTATCTGCTTCCTCTTCGGATACACAGATAGGTTTCTTTTCTTTATCAGGATTCCAGTGCCAGCCGGGGACACAACGTAAGTCTTTATCAATAGTTACAGCGATAGCATTACCAGACGATGCTTCAATACCCATAATATCATCAGCCTCAAGCTGGGGATACTTAACAATATCAAAGTCATCAACTATAATTTCAACTGCATAATTAATACAATCAGGCTGATTAGTATCATCACGGTGAGCTTTGTACTCAGACCAAACCCTACGCCTAAAGTTCTGTTTGCGGGGACAAGACAGGGCTACAATAGGCTTGCAGCCCCGTGGTGTCCATCGCTTTACATCATGCTTAAGACGCACAGGAAGCTCGTCAATACCCTCTACATCTGCCCAGAATGAGGCACGATATATTAGGATATCACCATCAATTACTGCTGTCTTTGGTTTCTTCATCGTCTAATAAATCCATTAACTTCTTAATATTCTTTTTCATATTAGCAATAGAGAAAGCCTCAGCCTTACTGACCTGATAGTAAACTTCCTTGATCATCCTTTCATACGTCTTGATGCCATTATAATTTTCGATCCAATGTTCCACATCGTAATCTTGACCATTCTTCTCAACTTCATTAGCCCATTCTTCAGACTCATGATTTCTCCAATCTCCATGATGATCCTCTAGTTCTCGAGGACCGTGTGCTACAAAACAAAGATGTGCATCAATCTCTTTACATAATGCAATCTCATTTAAATATCGACAGTCATCTACAATAATAAGATGCTCCCAGTGTTTCTTATCTTGTTTAATAAGATTAAATTCTCTATCTTGAAAAGATTCAAACTCTGTCTGCCAAGCTTTAATCCAGTGATCAGGATCTATTTCTCTAGCAGTTTCTCCCATTAGTTGACAATAAGATCTATACTCTTGAGGATTATCTTCTTTAGTATAACCTTCAGCCTTTGCCCTATCTTTGATAGGCTTGGCGAAGGGCAGAAATACTGGCCTCAGACCGTCCGCAAATGCGAGCTCTGCAATCAGATTCGCAGCGTGGGTCTTCCCAACCCTTGCTTTGCCTGAGAACATAATAGTTTTCATTCTTCAACTCCTTGTAAAACTCAATAGGTTTATGATTATATTTTACCATATATCCACTGCTTCGTAAAATTTCTTGTGCAAGAATTGTACACAATCTTGGCTTCCATCCTAAATAGTAGCCAGTCAATCGCCACCATGCAGTTTCTAAAATACTACCCTGATAACCAGTGACTAGTTTACACAGTGTACTGTAAGTAAGATTAGTTTCACCAAATACATGACTGTACACAGGTGGCTCATACAACTCATTAAATTTATCTCTATCACATACTCTAGCTGAAAACTTATCACTAGTTACAACAGTATATTTGTTGCCACCAAACTCTAATACAAGATTGCAATGAGTAATTTGATACGGTGTCTTTGTAAACAAAGGCTTAGTTGTAAGCCATACCATGTTAGCAACTGGATCGTTTTTGAATTCATAAAAGTCTACACTAATCAGTGACATTCTGACCAGTCCTTTCCGATTTGATACTCACCATCAATGGGCATCTTACAATCTAATTTTTCACCTGCCTCTAGTAGAGCCTGTACACCAAGCTTTCCTACTTCTTCTGCAATATCTTCTGGACATTCAAGCTGCCACTCATCATGCACTGTAGCCATAAACTTAACAGGCATGTCCTTGATCTTACGTTCAAGAAGAACTTGTGCTACCTTCATAACAATAGCACCATCGCCTTGCAGTTGCACATTAAGTGCAGCGTGTTGTGATCGACATGGTACAAGCCTGCCATCTAACAGTTTAACTTTACCAGTACGATCTACATGTGCCTTGACATCATCAATAACTTTCTTTAAAGCTGGCAGACGAGTCAAGAACTTTTTCTTAAGAGCAGCACCAGCATTAGCATTCTTGCCAATAATCTTGCCAATCTTTACATTGCCAGCACCATACAAGAAACCATAGAAGAAAGTCTTAGCATCGTTTCTTGTTGGTAATCCAGCAGCATGTTGATTCTCAGAGTGAATGTCTCCCTCTAAGATAATCTTCGCATACGCTCCCTTATCATACTTAGCCATACGGGATGCAAGCATGCGTGCTTCAAGACCACTAGCATCAATACCGACTTGTACATTACCAGCGGAAGGTTTGAATAATGCTCGTGCTCTTTTGTCTCCTGATACCTGTTGCAGGTTTGGTTGCGATGCAGTCATACGACCAGTCACCGTACCCTGTGGGTTTACCATGCCGTGAATCTTACCATCACGGCTATGGTAAGCCCGTTTAATCCAGTCAGATACTTGACCCTGTAGCTTGATAGTATCAAAGTACTTGATAAGTACCTGAGCTTCTGGATACTTGAGTTCTCTAAGCACAGCTTCGTCAACCTTTGGATTACCCTTGTCGGTCAATGGGGGAACCCAACCATACTTGGCACTAAGCCGCTCCGCAATCTGTTTGCGGGAACCCGGGTTGAAGACTGTTACCTTATCTTTAAGTCGCCGTCCTGTTTTCTCGGACCAACGTTCTTCAGTAATAGGTGGAAATGATTGTCTCATTTCATCTTCAATAGAAATCTTATTGTACTGCAACTCTTCTTCCAAATCGTATGCAGCATCAATGTCAAAGCAAAAGCCGTTAGCAATTTGATTAGCAATAATTCTTGTAACTTGCTGCTCAAGCCAAACAGATTTGGAATTTGCATTAATAAACTCCTGTTGTGCTGCCCAAATTTTATGGGAAACTTCTACGTCTTGAATACAATACTCTAGCATTTCATCTGAGTATTCTTCCCAGCCACCTTGATAGTCTTGTTTATGACAGCCAAGATGTTGCCCCCAACACTGAAGCGAGTTACCACCCAGAGGATGATCACTACGCTCAGGGTACATCATTCGGGAGATAACGAGAGTATCTTGTTGCTCAGTGTGAATAGGACCGTAGAACCTTTCGAGCACAGGAATGTCATATATCGTAATGTTATGGCCAATAAGACAGTCGGCATTGCGCAACACATCAACACCAGATCTAATATCCATACCAGTATAAGTTTTAATTTCATTTGTATCTACGTCCTTGATAACAAGGCAATGAACCTGAGTTACCTCAGGTATTACATCGCCTTTTGTATTTAAATTAATTTCGTTTAAGCCGTTGGCTTCAATGTCTAGTACGAGTCGGTTCATGAGACTCTTCCTCCTATTAGTTAAACGTTACATTGCCTGCATCAGATTCCTGATACTCGACTTCCTCCAGTCTACCGCAGTTGTGATTGTAGTAGAGAGCTGAAGCTATACCACACTTACCAGTTAGGCGGTTCTTCAGAACACGAACTGTAGTTGTATTCTTGACCACCTCGTCTGGGTCTTGTCGGTTACGCTCCAATGCGATAACAGTATTGGGTACAGAAGCAAGAGAGCCTGAGCCTCTAAGATCCTGCATGGTAATACGTTCGCCTTCTTCAAATGCCTTGCCATTCTTGACAAGCTGAGATACGATATGAATGTGTACACCAGTGCGTGACACAAGTGATCGCAACTCTTTCATAAGACTGTCAATCAACAGTCGTTCGTTATCATTCATAGACCCAAGCATACCAGTAGCGGCAGCAGTAATGTGGTCAAGAACAATAACCTCAATGCCAAGAGATACAGCCATGAACTCTAGGCGTTGCACAAGATTCTCTACACCATTGTTACCAAGGTGGTCATAGATATAGAATCCAGTCTTGCTTAGTTTACCCAAGGCATCATGATACTCTGCATCATTGAATGTGTCAATCTCATTTGTTGACAAAACATTCTGACCCTCTTCTTCCATCAGCTTGTGCATCAATCGTTCTGCACGGATAGATCGAACAGGCTTGTTGATAATCAAAGAGATAATATCTTCTATAGTTTCTTTGGGTGATTCTTCTAGCATGATAGCACCGCACTTGCGTCCTCGCTTGAGATGATCCCAAATGATTTCACGAATGATAGTAGACTTACCTGAGCCAGTACCCGATGTCCAAAGAGTAATCTCTCCTGATCTTTGACCAATCAAGAACTTGTTCATGTTACCCCAAGGATAAGAGAACACACTCTGTTCTGTATCTTCATTAAGATTAATATTAGAGATGTGCAAGATTTCATCTGGGCTATAGTGCTGTGCATTCCACATAGCAGTCATAACTTCTTTACTCTTACCTGCAAGCAAGCAATCGTTTGGGTCGTTGAATGGCAGGTTAGCAATCTTGCACTTACCCGGAGGCAGTGTCTCAGCTACTCTCTTTGCTGCCTCTCGACCAGCTTCATCCTCATCAAACATAAGAATAACTTCATCATACGAGTTAACAAACTCCAAGTTATCTTTGATAGATTTCAAAGCACCTTGTGCTCCCGTTGGTAATGAGACTACAGGCCAGCCGCCATTGATTTGGCAGACAGTCATCGCATCGACTTCACCCTCGGTAATGACAAGTTTCTTGCCACCCTTGGATGGCCACAGCCATTGTCCATACAACGGAAGGTTATGTGCTTTGCCTACCCATTTAAACTGCTTATCAGGACCACGCAACTTCTGAGCAATCAGCTCTCCATCTCTGTAGTAGTTAGCAATCTCTACATCTTTACCGTTCATGTTTGCAGATTGATAGTCAAACTTCTTAGTAACATCTTCTTTGATGCCACGATGAGAGAGAACTTGGCAAGCACCCCTGTAAGGTTTCCAATCTTCATCATAAACAGGTTCTGGTTTTATATCATGCATAGGTTTATCTCCTTCCCAATATCCACATGCGAAACAATACTTGTGACCATCATCATAGATCGCAAGGTTGTCTCCTTTTGTATCACGACCCTGCCCCCTACACTGGGGACAGGGCTCGTGATGAGTACAAACACTCATACTTATTCCTTTCTATTTCTCCTACCAAGGCCAGCGAGCCCAAGCATAGCCAGAGCACCGGGGGCAGGAATTAAGTTTCCGTCAAACTGAGTACCAATGGTAGTGAAGAAGTCATAAGATCCTTCTTCTGCATTAAAGAGAACAGCTTGTTGAAACTCATAGCCATACGCTTCATCAGTAGTGTAGCTGTAGCTAACGGTTTCACCGGGACTAACTTCTACATTCCAAGTGACAGTATCATCAATAACAAGATCGAAGATAGCAATATCAGATGTTGCATCATTTGAGAATGTATAAACAAACAGCTCTGAGTTTGCTTCTTCATCTAAGAAGTATGAAGCAACAAAGCTACCTGTCCACTGAAAATCTTCACCAGCATCACCTACATAGGTTTGCTCAGTATAGTCTGGTCCTGCAAGACCAGCTAACAATAATTCTAATAACATACGTTATCTCCTAAAATAAATGTGCCACCCTACCGACTGGGTGACACATAACGCTCTCGGCAAGACTCGAACTTGCAACCTACTGCTTAGAAGGCAGTTGCTCTATCCAATTGAGCTACGAAAGCCAATAGCTCCACCGGGACTCGAACCCGGACTGGATGGATTTTAAGTCCACTGCCTCTGCCATTGGGCTATGGAGCCTGCGGTTAGTTGTCCCGCTTGTGCTCTGCCCATGCGACAAAGGTTTGTTCAACACATGAAATATTTGGCATAGCAAACTGCCGACCAATCCAATTACCATTGTGATCTTGTCCATCAATCTTTACAAGATAACCATTAGCAATCTTGTTAATATAAAGATCATTATCAACAGTATCAAACTGACACAGGTAAGCGGCAGCTTGAGTCACGCAGTCTTCAACACTGCATTTAGTTTCATTACAATCACTCATTGGGTTTCTCCTTGTTAATTCCCAAAACAAAATATCCATTTGCATCTTCAGCCCACTGCTTTGTAGCGTATAGTTTAATTACTTGTGAGTCATCATCCCATAGTCTACCATTCATGACATCAAAGATAGCCTTTACAAAATTATCAATGTCCGCCTTTGGTGCATCTAATTTAGTAGTCTTTGGTCTGCCAATAAACAGTTCAAGATCTACAGTCAATGGACCAGACAGCGGTTCCCATTCTCCCAATACATCGTCTACAATCTCCGCTGCTTCGCGTCGAAAGTTTTTATAGGGTCCGGCAAAGTAGGCCCCGTGCTTTGACACACGAGGTCTACTAGCCGCAACAGGACTAATGGGAAAGGACCACTCCATTAGAACGGGGTGTCTTGAGTCTCAACCTCAGGAGCCATGGCTTCAGAGCCATCGAATCCTTCAGTCTTATCAAAGCCGCTGCTCTGCTGTTGTTCACCCTTCTCAATGATCTGGACACCATTTAAGAAGAATGATACAGAGCCATCACGCTTGAGAAGCATAGGCTTAAGACGAAGCCGAACCTTGTCACCGCCCATAGGCACAGCCTTGGTAGGCTTGGTGTTAGCATCTACACATGGGTAGATATCTTTCTTCTCTCCGCCATTCTCTGGTGGGTTAGTAAACAAGGTAGACTTGACCTTAAGGATCTGAGCATCTTCTTGTTCATACATACCATTGATCTTCTTACCACCAAGGGCAGTTTGGATCTCACTGAGCTGCGTCTGAAGCTGATCGTCAACAACGACGCTTACGTTATGGTTGCCGGGAGCACCAAACTTATCATCAGGACGATGCAGATGTGACCATTTCACATCTAGGGTGTGAGTGTTAAACACTTTAGTAGGATCATTCATATGATTACCTCAATTCTTTCTGCCAGCCTTACGCTGACCATACTTGTTCTTATGTTGCCGACGAGTTCTTCCCGCCTTCTTCATACGGGCAACAATACTACTATCAATTTGATTCTTTGCCATTTAATTTCTCCATGGCTTCATTGAATTCTTGTTCGGATATTTTACCAAAAGCGAGCTTCCAACGCAAGTCTTCTTCAGCATAAGAAATATTTTTATTTCGTGGTGCTGATCCCTTGCCTTGTTCATTCATGTTAGTAGGATACCACTTGTTTTTATTTTTTCTACCAAATTTTACATCGCGGTCTTTATAACTACGACTATTATTCTTAAACCATTTTTCTCTTAAGTCATCACGCAATGCCATTGTATGGTTCCCAGTATGCATACTTGCCATCCAATACAATACCACAGCCTAAGATAGGTTTGGCATTGTATCTCCGTGCATAGTACATAGCTAATTGATCGTGGTCTACACCACAGCCTACGTTCATACCAAAGACTCTACCACCTTCATTACGATAGTAATTAACACCAGCTAGTGAGTGAGTATGCCCTTGCACATAAGAGTTAAAGTTATCCATAGCATTATTCAGTGCCGCATACTTGCCACCACGACCGCTATCGCCATGCCGATATAACACACCATCCAAATTGTGAGTAGCATATCTTGGCCTCCAATCCCAGCCCGGAGTTTTCCACAGATAGTTGTAGTCAACTAAGCACTCTTCAGGCAAGCCAACAGTAGTCATTTGTCTCCGGGGTAGGTCATCATGATTACCCGTCATGACAGTAGCCTTAGGAAATAACTTATACAACATTTGCACTTGATCCAGAGCTTTCTGGTATTCCAAGGCTGGGCTATCAAAGCCGGGCATCTTCTCGTGGTAGGAAATGCTAGCCCAGTCTACGACATCACCGATATGAACTACGGTATCAATCTCCCACTGATCAGCCATTTCTTCTAGGAAGTTTGGATACCCAAGGTCCATGGCTGGACAGTGGGTATCACCTATTACGAGTACTCTTGCCATTTCTAAATCTCCGTTTGTAGTCATCCTTCCATTGATCAACATGGGAGGGAAGATCTACCATTCTTTCTGAGCCCTCGATATACTCAGCTGAAATGAACTGACCTTTCTCATCAGCATTATGCTTGTACTTACAAGCTTCAGCACGACGCGGTGCATACAGGTCAACAAGACCATCAATATGCAACCGCTGCAGAGCATTAAGCTCATCGTAATTATACTCTTTCACTTCGAGAACGTCAAACCATTCTCCTTTGTGAAAGAACTTAGCGGCAGGCTTACTCTTTGCCTGCTCCATCGCTTTCTTCTTCATCATTATCCTCCTCTACAGGGAACATTACGTTCAACTGCATATCGGTTTCTTTCTTTACACCTGCCTCAACAAAGGCAACGAACATATTTTCCATAAATAATTTTGCAAAATTTTCTGAAGGTAATTCTATTGTTAGATTAGAGCCATCAATCTTTGCTAGAGTAACAGCTTCTGTAATACCTTTCTCCATATCACCCTCTGAATTGATTACTAGATGTGTCATTATTAGTCCTTTCTAAATAGTAAACATTTTGTATCATACCTATAGGTATCTTTGTGACCCCGCCAATTTGGTCGTGACCCACATTATCGGTAATAGAATAATGAGTATCGGTAATAGCACAAAGAAAGCCAACAGATTTAATAATAGGAAGATTACTAAATATATAATCATCAGCATCATTCCTATCAACCCAACCGGGACCGCCACAAGTTTCCGCATCATGCCACCATATCTCCACACGTTCAGGAAAAGAAGTACTTGGAGTCCAAGACTCCTGTGAGATCCATGTCTCTTCGTTCTGGGACATCAGGGAGTGTGACACCCGTGGTTGCTTCGACGCATCGTTTGAATACTTCAAGTTGATTCTCCTTGTGCATTTTTAAAAACTCATCTCTAATAAATTGATTCATCATATCCACATACGGTGCAGGACAACCATATGAATCATGTATCATACTAAATCTTTCAATACCTGCATTAATCATTTGTTTAATAGTGCAGAACATATGACTAGCATCTAGTGAATGTATATAGTTAGGCGGAATACCTAACATTGCCTTATCTTTATGCACATCTTTAGAGACATTCCAGAATATAAGTTCTTTGTGGTTAAAGAGTGACGCTAGTGAACGACGTTTTTTGATTTGATAATATGCATGCACCACTTTAAATCCACTAGGCACAGTGTATTCCAGATGCATCTCAGCATTGCCACAAATCTCAGCACATTCTTTGAGCCATTCTTTACCACGATTTGGTTCTTGCAATGCTTCGCCTAGCCCTGCTTGGATAGCACGAGCCAGCTCTACAATAGCCCCACCCTGTTTATCTTTTGGCACCCAGTCAACATGACCTTCAATCTTAATATACTTTTGAATACCATAAAACGTAAGTCCATATGCATCACACATGG